GATACTTTGGATACTTTGGATACTTTGGAAACAATAGAAACGAAAAATATAACAGAAACAATTCAAAAAAAAGAAGAAATAATTATTCAATACAATAGTAGAGAATTTAATTGTGATTTCTTTAAAAAAAAGGAAAAAAGTAATTTATTGTTATTAATAAGAAAAGAATACGTAAAATATATAGAATCACCATTCGATAAAATGATGACATTAAAAATTAATTTGACTAAAAGGCTGGCATTGTATCACAAATTTATAAAAAATTTATTGGAAATAATATTTCCTGTTCCCTTTGTAAATAATATAATTAAAACATATATTGGTTTAACAGTCAATAATGTTTATATAAATATTGATAATTATTTAAAACTAATTGAACCTGTGTATCATAAAAAATGTAAAAAATAATTATTTAAAATAAAAATTGAATTATTAATTCATATTATTTTTTTTTAAATATATGAATGTTACATATTTACGTGAAAATCAAAGAAAAGCAATAAATATATCAAAAGAAAATGATTTTCTTTCTGGAATTCATTTTCATGCAACAGGTACTGGAAAATCATGGATAGCATTAGAATTGATATTAGAATTTCATAAAAAATTTCCACATAAAAATATTTTGTGGATGTGTGAACAAAAATCTATATTAATAGAACAATTCAAAGATGAAATATTAAAAGAAAAAAAATATTATCATATATATGATTTATTTCATATTTTAAATTATAGTGAAGTGAAAGATAAGAATTGGACAACCAATGTTAATCTTGATAATAACAAACCTTTATTATTAATTATAAATCGTTCATTCTTAGTTTCTCAATGTAAATATAAAAATATAGAAAAAAACATTGATTTAATTATTCATGATGAATGTCATTCCATAAAAAATAATACTACACAACAATTTTATAATTATATTATTGAAAAAAATAAAAATATTTCTTGTATTGGATTTTCTGCTACACCATATTTGGAAATAGAACCATACAAGAATATTCTTAGTGAATACACAATATACGATGCATATTGCGATGATATTATTATTCCTCCGAAAATTAAGTGGATAGAAAGTGATAACTATATAAATGATTACGACTTTCTTGAAATTTGTAAATCAAATATAGAAAAATTATATTATAAGAAAATTATTGTGTGGTGTGGTATAATAGATAAATGTTATGAATTAGCTGAATTATGGAAAAAGAAATTTAATAATTTCTTAGTAGCTATAGATACAAGTAAAGAAAATAATAATTTATTTGAAGAATTTGCCAAAAAGGAAAAAAATGCGATTTTATTTTGTGCATGTAAACATCGCGAGGGTTCTGATATTAAAAATTTAGATTGTTGTATATTTTTAGATAAAGTCGAAAATCGTAATCCGAAAACATTTATTCAATGCTTGGGACGGGTTCTAAGAAAAGATAAAGACAATAAAAAAGAATATGGGTTGATGCTAGATTTAAAAGCTTCCAGTTGTATTAAAATATGTGATAGAATGAATATGTATTTGAATTCTAATAATGGATTTCCATGGATTTATGATTATCAAGAAAAAACAATTAATAATATGCAAATTATTGAACATAGTTTATTATTACGTCAATCTAATATTTCTTATAAGAAATTAAAAGACTATTCTATAAAAGATGTTGTTCATAAATTTGTTATAAATTGTCCAAATGAAGAAATATATCATAATCGATTACATGAAGAATTAGAAATAATTCAAAGCAAAAACTTATCTAGTTACTTAATTCGTGCAATAAATATATTAGAATTAACAAACTTTATACCACATGTAACACGTGGTTCTTGTGGTTCATCATTAGTATGTTATTTATTAGGAATAAGTAATGTTGATCCTGTAAAATATAATATTAGCTTTGCTCGATTTTTAAACGAATTTCGAGATAATTTACCAGATATTGATTTTGATTTTCCACATTATTTACGCGATGAAGTGTTTTTGAAACTTGAATTAGAATGGCCGAATCAAGTTGCACGAATAAGTAATCATGTTCATTGGCACGAAAAATCAGCACTAAGAGAAGCTATTCGTAAAATTGGTATAAATAAACAAATTCCAAAAGAAGAATTACATAAATTTATTTCATCTTTATCAAAAAGTAAACAAAATGAAATTAAAAAACATCAAGAAGAATTAGAAAATACTTTTCGTCATTATTCATTACATTGTGGGGGTATTGTATTCTTTCATGAAGGAGTTCCTGAAGAATTAGTTTTAAACAAAAAAACATTAAATCAAATTGTATATGATAAAAATGATGTATCAAAAACCAAAAATTTTAAAATAGATATTTTATCTAGTAGAGGAATTAGTCAATTAATAGGAATAGTTGGAAAGCATATAGATTTTAATGACTGTCCATATGATGAAAAAACATATCAATTATTACAATCTGGAAATAATATTGGTATTACATTAGCAGAATCACCACTTATGAGAAAAGCATTATTAATGATTAAACCTAAATCAATAGACGATATAGCAATATGTCTTGCAATTATTAGACCAGCCGCTAAAGATACAAGATGTGAAGTAAATGATATTGATTATGGTTCTAAATTTATATTCGATGATGATGCAATAACTCTTCTTTCAAAATATCTTGATATCGACCATGGTCTTGCTGACAAATTTAGACGTAATATTTCTAAAAATAAATGGAATGAAGAAGATGAATTATTATATAATAATTTATTAGACAAATTATCTGAAGATGAACAAAATGATTTGTTAATGGAATTAAAAAATTTACGATTATATAGCTTTTGTAAATCACATTCGTATTCATATGCTCAACTTGTATATAAATTAGCTTATCAAAAAGCACATCAACCAAAAGAATTTTGGAGTTCAACCTTAAAAAATGTATCAAGTTCTTATAGAAAATGGGTTCATTTATACGAAGCTTTTAGACATGGTGTAGATATTAATCATATTATAAATAAAAATAAAAGCTGCTCTATTTATGCTGAAGCGAGAAGAAAAAATTTTGATAATTTATCAAATGTAGAACAATTAAAAAGATTTGGTTATTGGGATATGCAACCAAATAAGTTTTTCGACAATTGTTATTTTTATAAAAAGGGAGAAGAATATTTGTATGGTGGATTAATAGCATCTGTCAGAGTATTAAATACAAAACCAAGAGTTATGGTTTGTTACGTAGGAGTAAGTCCTGGAAAATTTATAGAAGTAATAATTAAAAATAAATATATGAAACCATCCCAATATGGTGTGAAAGGAAGAGCTACACTAAAAAATGATATAGAGCAAACTTATAATGCTCATATAGCATGCTTTTATTAGTAATCATAATCATTATCGTATAATTTTTTTTGTTCTTCATTATATAAATATTCTTCGTATCTATCTTTTAATTTTTGACTCTGTGTTCGGTCTGAATTAGTCATATTATCTTCATCACTACTATAATATTCAGTAGTAAAATTAGCATTTTTAAATAAAATTTTACTATGACAATACCAACAATAATTTGTTCCATTTTTATTTAATCCTTCTCTTTTTACAGGCTTTGAGCATTGAAGACATGTATAATCATAATTTAAATGAGATACTGTTTTTTTAGGTATATTAAATTCTTTATTATTTTTAGTTAATGCAGCTTTAAAATTCCATTTACATGGTGGTGGTGCTGCTTTTGCTTCTTCACTAAGTGGAACTATAATTTTGGCTTTTTCTTCTTCAATTCTTTTTCTTAAATGAGGTGGAATATATTTATTTGACATTATTTACTCGAGTTATCAATATGTACAATTTGTATTTAGTGTCCTAATACTAATTAAATCAATTTTTTTTAAAAATCATAATATAATAATTGTCTCCATGTTGCTTGACCTGTTTCTACTAAAAATAAGTATTCAATACGAAATCGCTTCATTATTTTTTTTATTTTTAGAAAATATTTTACTTTTTTAGAAAATTTACGAAATATGTGTGATAATTCAATTAAATCAGGATTTACTTCTAATATATAAATTAACGTCTCTGGTCCTGTAAATTCATATATTTTTCCTAGACGTAAACTTGGATTATAGCCATATTTACTTTCGAATGCATAGTATTTCATATATTAGGGTAAATATTAAAAAAAAATATATGATTACATTTTATTGTTTATGCTATTGAATCACATATTAATTAATAGATATCCTTTCAATAAAAATTATGAAAAGTATTTTTTATTGAAATGTATTTGTTCTATTATTAAAATTCAAAGATGGTATAAATATTATCATATACCTCATTACTATTTTCATACAAAAAATTGTGAAGATTTACTATTAACACGGTATAATATTATTAAATTATTGTCTCTGTATTTAAGATATCCTGATTTATATTTTTTTAAGTGTGAGCCAATTTTTTACTATAAAAATACATATAAATGTAACTGCTTTGAAATATTATATTCTAACTCAAATAAAAAATATAAAATGTATCTTTATTTGAAGAAATTAGATTATAATGATTTAAAAAATTTGTATTTTTATATAAAATATATTAAATAATTTATTTCTTTTTTAGTCTACGTCCTGTTGTGCGTTTAACATTATATTGACCCTTTGTTACGGATTCAATAGATTGTTGATTTTCTTGACAATATAAAATCAGACCTTCTTCTAATTCTTTAATTTCATCATCTACCTTTTTCTTATGTTCTTTTATTTCATCTAATGCTTCATCTAATTCAGCTAATCTGGAAACAATTTCATCAATCGACTTTGAACTCATTATATTTATAAATATTTGGTAATTTTTATATTATATTTTTATTAATAATATAAAAATAAATACATATATTATTTATGAATAATAATTCTGAAGCTTCAGCTCCACCTTTAATTGTAAATGGTGAAGATGAGGAAAATATTGAAATAGACGAGGAAAATTTATATAGTAATTTTCCTGATTTTAATTCTACTATGAATTTACGATTAAATAGAACTATTGATTTTTTAACGGAAGAAAATAAATATTTTCGAGATAAAATTAATAAATTAGATGATACATTACGACAACTTAAATTTCAAGTTATTAGCTATAAACAAATGCTTTTAGACAAAAATGTAGATAAAAAAGATACTGTATACTGTATATTATGTATGGATAATAATAGAAATGTATTATTTAGACCATGTAATCATATTGTTATATGTGATAAATGTTCAGGTGCTACCGATTTAAAAGAATGTATAATTTGTAAAGCACATATAGATGCGTATGAATATGCATATTTAGTATAAAAAATATTTAAAGAAATAACAACTTATTTATGTGAGGGGAAATAATAAACAACAATTTTATTATGTCAGAGTACAAATAAAATTTCCAATAATATATTGTGTTGTCAAATATTATTGATGATTGACAACACTGTTGGTGTAGTGGTAACATAGCTGCCTTCCAAGCAGTTGCTCTGGGTTCGATTCCCAGGCAGTGTAACATTGTTGGTTTAGTGGTAAAATCTCCGCTTGCCATGCGGAGGCCCTGGGTTCGATTCCCAGACAATGTATACTACAATTCGGAACCTTATTTAACTTATCATTATAGCATATATTAGATGTTATAATGTTATTTAAGAATATTTATTTACAAATTATTTTATATTAATAATATAATGAAAAGTAAAAAATTAAAATATAATAAAAAAAGTAGATATAGAAAAAATATAAATGCAAAAAAAGGAAACAAAAGAAAGACAAAATATATAAGAAAAAATAAAAAATATACAAAAAAAAATAAAAGATATACCAGAAAAAATAAAAAAGGAGGAGGAGAATTTGAATTTAAAATAGGTAAATTATTAGGTTCTGGAACATATAAAGACGTTTATAATATTGAAAGAAATCTTTTACAAGATGAGTCTGTATATAATAATGAAAAAAGGAGGATTAAAAACAATTATTTTGACTTAGTTAATATTTATAAACATATTTTTTATAATACTATTTTAAAATATGAATATGATAAAGAAATTGTTTTGGAAGATTATGTAATATCTATATTTAAAACAATAGATAAGAAAAAAACAATACCTATACAAATAATAGATATAAATGAAGAAATAGAAATGGATTTATATATGATGAATAGTGAAATAAGAGATAATATCAATAATACAATACATAACAGCGGTGGACCGTTTTATAATATTATAAATCTTAAGGATATTTTATCTAATAAACGAAAAAATAGAGATCCTAAAACGTATGAAGATACATTAGATTATCTTACTACTTCTTTTTTATTTAGAACAACTGATATGGAACCAAATACATATTATATTATTGACGTTTTTTATATAAATCTAGATAATTCTATTGATATTACAGAATATTCTATTTTCAATACAAAAAAATTCAATCCAAATGATCCAAATGATCCAAATGCATTAGAAAAAGTAACTGACAAAAATTTAAATATAAAATTAGATGATTTACAATTACTTGTTCAATCCATCTTAAAAGAAAAATGCAATGCTGAAAATGAATGTTATTTACTTGAAAATATTGATGATGGAATGGAGCAATTAGAAACAATTTTTCGCAATACTTCAAAACCAAGTATGGAATTATTATTATTAGATATAAAAATACCTAATTCTTGTTACATACAATTAACAGAAGAAACATATAAAATTAAATTATTTGATTTTGATACTAAATTTACTTATAAAGCATCAGAGTTAATAGAATTTAATAAATTGAAAGATATAAATGCTGAATTGTATAAAGATATAATTTATGCTATTAATTTTATATTATTTTTGAATTATTTCAAAATACATGTTTTAAGAGAATGCTTAACAAAATATGAAGGAAAAATAACAGACGTTCAAATTAGTAACATTAATGAAAAAATTAGAGAAAAATTTGTAGAAATATATTCTATTTTTGACAATAATTATATTGATACATTTATTAAAGAAAATAATGGTGAGATAATCATTAATATAATTAATTCGTCGAATAATAATTTAATGAAAAATATATATAAATTTATAGTAATTATAGCACAATTAGGTGTAGATAAAACAGATGCTTTAAAAAATAAATTTACACCATATTACATGTTAACACATTATTTATATGATGGAAATGCAACAGTGTCTAAAAAAATTACTGAAAATAATTATGAATTAAAGCAAATAGCTTCCTCTATTTATGAATTAATTTATCCACCAGAATCTTAAATTACAAAATAAATAATTATTAAAATGATATTATTCTGTATTATGTATAATATCATTATATTCTTATTCATTTACATCAGATACTGATGCAAATTCACTATCAGATAATTGCTCTGTATCATTTACTTGTAATACCATTTGTTCTTCTATTTGTGGTTCAGATTCAGATTGTTGTTCTGATTCACGCTGGGATTGAGGTTGTGATTGTGGCTCTAATTGAGATTGTGGTTCGGGTTGCGGTTCGGGTTGTGGTTCGGGTTGAGGTTCAGGTTGCGGTTCGGGTTGCGGATCGGGTTGAGGTTCAGGTTGAGGTTCAGGTTGAGGTTCAGGTTGAGGTTCAGGTTCTGAGTGTCTTTCTCTTTCATGCATTGTAAAGCGAACATTATTTTTTTTAGGTCTGTTCATAAAAAACGGATTATTATGAAGAGGTGCATCTTTTTTAATATGTTTAAATAAATTTTTTAGCTTATTATTATAAGAGTTACATTGATCAGTATAAAATTTTTGAAAAAATTCCAAATAATGTTTATATAAACTTATATATTCTTCCATAATTGTTTGTTCATGACTAAGACCGTGTATAAAATTAGCAATAGGGATTCCATCATTACTATTATTTGTTTTTAAATCATTAATTGAATTAGTATTTGCAAAATCTACATTTTCATTATCAATTATTTCCAATATATTTAAAATGTGATTATGCAAAGCGATTATATCGTGTTTTTGATATTGTGTGTATGGAGATAAATCATCATAAATAGGAAAATTAGTATCTATATTAATTTTACTAATAAGATTTTTATCAGACCCACTATCTACATGATATTTAATCAATCTATATAATTTGTAATAATCTGCATATAGATGATTTAATAAAAATACAAATTGTCTTTTACTATCATCATATTGCGATTGTAAAAATCGTATTTGAAAATAAAATGTATTTAAACCAAAATAAAGAAGATTTTTATCATTTGTTCGATAATTCAACAAATTTTTGTATGTATCATCTAATTCTTCGATATATTTTATTATGTCATTTGATGTTGTGTATACTTCCGATATAATATCAAATATTTTAACGAAATTATCTCGACATTCTTTCCAATATGTCATATAATATAATAATATATTAAAAACTGTATAGAAATTATTTTATATAAATTATATATTATGGAAGTATTAGATGAATCTTCAACAGATGCTAGCGAAAAAAATAAAATTAATCAACCAAAAGAAGAATGGACAAAGCAACATGAAAAAATATTTGTAGAATGGGCAGACAAAGCGATGTGTTATAGATGGTTACATAATAGCGCACATATTGATTATAATTGTTATAACACATGGTTTACAATACCAGTTATTATTATATCAACAGTAACTGGAACAGCGAATTTTGCACAAGAAAGATTTGCTGATAAAGATAGAGTATGGGTACAAGTAAGTATAGGTACATTTAATATTATTGCTGCAATTTTAACAACAGTTCAACAATTTTTAAAAGTTAGCGAATTGAATGAAGCACATAGAGTAAGTTCTTTACTATGGGGAAAATATTATAGAGATATCAAAATGCAAATGGCTATAAACCCTAAAGAACGTAAAGCTCCAAGTGTTTTATTAAAACATTGTAAAAATGAATATGACAGATTAATGGAAGTAAGTCCAATTATTCCATTATTTACAATACAAAATTTCAAAGATACATTCAGCGGAAAAAAACGCAGTAAATCTCTAAGTACAAAATGTAAAATGATGTGTTGTAACGGATATGTATGTTGTGAAAGACAAGACCAATACGAATACATTTCAGATGAAGAGGAAGAATATGATTATGAAGATAATAGCCATAGTACAAGTTCTATGGATTCTCCTTCCAATAATAGTAAATCGTTAAGAATGCGTTCTAGTAAAAGTTTAAAGCCTGTAAAAAAAATAAAGAAAGTAACTGAGTCTGAAAAAATACGAAGAATGAAAGAAGCTTTTGAAAAAATACATAAACCTGAAATTTGCGATGAATTAAAATCAACTTCTTACACAACATATAAATCAGATGGTAACGAAGAAAAAGAAGTTAATTTAGAAGAAATACAATTGTTAGAACTTAAAAAGAAAAATGCAAGTCTTTCTGATTCTTTCATTCAAAATTTTGCAAATCTAAATGGTCGTGAACCTACTTATATAGAATACATTGATGGTGTAACAAAAACTATTCCGGGAGAATATATAAATAAAGAAAATTATAATAATTCTTTAAAAAATATGAAAGGGTCTGCTCTAGCATAATTTTTTTTTTAAAATTTTATTTATAAATATTAAAATATAATGAAATTTTACAATGTTATATTAAATAATGGTGATACGAATTGTATTTGTTGTCCAAAAAGTAGTCACTATATAATGTGTATAGATTATGCAACTATACCATTTAAATATTTAAAACATATAAAACAATACATATTTTTTGTAAAAATTTGTAGATATTGTTACCATAATATGAATCATAAAAAAGAAATTAAAAATAAAATAATAAATGAAACATGTATTTTAATTGATAATTTTTAAAAATCTTTTAGTCATTATATATATAATGAGTAAAAGAGTATTATTTTTCGGTTCAAATAATTCAACAAATAAAATTGAATATACACTTGGTTCTGGTGTTGGAAGAAAACCAACTGCAATTAGAAATTTATTAAGTAAGCGCGCTGTAATTGCTCCATCTAAAAAACAAGTTATGTCCATTGATTATGTTCCTGGAAGAGCCAGAACAATTTTAAATATGAATAAATGGTCGAATTAATCTAATCCATCCATAATCATTTTATGAATAATTGCACCGTGATGAAGATGTATCCATCTTTTCATTATTTTATAAAATTCTGTATTTTCATCAATAGATGCAATTTTAATATATAGTAAAATTATTTTTTTTTCACCTAATTTTTTTTTTGCAAAATCATATAATAAACGTTTTAATACTTTATTTTTAGTTTCAATACAAATATGAATACATGTTGCTAATAATGTTATTAACTTCATAATATATTATAATATTATTTTAAATATTTCCGTATATCAATTGCTCTGTGCAATTTTCTTTATCTCTTGTAAAAATAACATATTCATTTGAACATGCAGTTATATTCCATGGATATTTACTTAATTCTTTTGCTTTTTCAGGATTTTCCACAATATTATTTGGAGTTCTAAATTCAGTATAATTCCATATTACTTGTTTATCAACAATATTTCCTATCCATTTTATTTTTAATGGATAAAACGAAAAAAAAACAAATAATTCATTTAATTCAACTATATTTTTTTTAATATTCACTTTACCATTTTCAGGTAATTTTATAAATAATTTATGAATAGTATTCCTTCCATTACACATTGCTAGTTTTTCTTCATTATTAACATAATTTCTATGTAAAAATGTATAATTTCCATCATAAAGCAAATTATTATTACGCGTTTCATTCATAAATATATTCCATTGATTTCTATAATCTAAATCTTCAACTATATTACTTAAACTGGAAATCATATATTTATTTTTTTGTAAATTAAATTCATTATTGATTGGTTTATTATTTAAAGTATCAATATTTTCTAATAATTTCATATTATTTACTTGTATTGAAGCCCAAAAATCAACCATTAATGAATAAGTACCGTATCCGATTAATGAATTTATCAAAACATTAAAACAATATCCAATTTTAATATGAATTAAAAATAATATTACTAAGTAAATATTCATTGTAATATAAATGATAATGAATATTTAAATATGTTTATTTATCTTGATAATAAATTGTAGTAGGCATAAAATAAAACAAAGAAATACCGACCAATAACCATACAATAAAACTGGTAATTATTTCTACTCTATAAGGCATAATTCTTAATGGATGAATAATATTATAATATAATACTGGAATTACTGTAGCAATGGACATAATTAAAATACTTCTTGCATATGAATACAATTTATGCTCTTTTACAAAAAATAAAGAAACTAATTCCAAAGGAATAGTAACTAAAATACCAGCTAATAATGGATTACTGTTATTTGCCAAATAAGTTGAGCCTGATAAGATAATGCCACCAATTATAAATCTATAAATTAATGTACTAAATAATTTAGCTTCCATAATATAGGTATATATTATAAATATAAATTCTCGATATTATGTATGGAATCAAGTAAATCTTCACCAAAAAGACTAAATGGATTATTTTCAAATGCTTTATCTAAATTATCTACTATTACTAGAAAACGTGGATTAAATCGTGAATCATTTGCATACGAAAATGCTGAAAAGAATATTATTATTATGAAAAAAGATATTACAAGTCATAAAGATTTGATCGGGAAACGGTCATTTGGACCAGCAATTATTCGAAAATTAGGAGAATTAGAAGAAACTGGTACTATTCAATATATAGAAGATGCCAAAACTGATCCTGTGTTGACCCTTACAAATGTTCATGGTATTGGTAGTGTAAAAGCAAAAGAACTAATAACTAAAAATATTACAACAATCGACGATTTAAAAGAACATTCAAATGAATTGACTATACCTCAAAATATGGCATTAAAATATTATGATGAAATCCAAAAAAGAATACCAAGAGAAATAATTGAAAAATATGAAAATAAATTAAATTCAGTTTTAAGTTCCATAGATGAAAAAGCTGAATTAGAAATTGCAGGAAGTTATCGAAGAAATTTAAAAACATCTGGAGACATTGATATTATAGTTACACATTCTGATAATACTCAATTTATTTTTTCTAAATTTTTAAACATTTTAAAAGATGAAAATATTATAACTGGATTTTTAAGTCGGGGAAATATTAAAAGTTTAACAATTACACAAATTGAAGACGATATTCATAGAAGAACCGATTTTATTTATAGTCCTCCAGATGAATATCCATTTGCACTATTGTATTTTACAGGTAGCAAAAATTTTAACACAGTTATGCGAAATCATGCATTAAAAATGGGATATTCAATGAATGAACATGGATTATATCGAATGATAAATGGAAAAAAAGAAACAAGTAAAATAGAAAGAATTTTTAAGTCTGAAAGCGAAATATTTTCTTTTTTAAATCTTGAATACAAAGAGCCAGAAGAAAGAACTGATGGAAATTCCGTAGTATTAATTAAAAATGAAACCACAGAAAAACCAACATTAACTTCTATAATGGATAAAATGACGAATAACATATCATGCAAAGAAGAAAATTCTAAAAAATGTGGACCTATATCTGCACCATCAAATTCAAAATTTTACACTCCAAGTTCAGTTATTGAAACTAAAACAGATTTACCTTATGTTCAACCTTCTGTATCTAGTCTTTCCAATAAAAGTATATTAAAACAAATTACAGAAAAATTGAATAAAAATAAATCAATAATTCCTATTAAAGAAGAAGAAATGTCTGAAATAAAAGATAAAAAACGCACATATAAGCAATTGATGTCTCTAATTGAAAAAGATGAATACAATGCTATTGAACAGTTTACTGAAGATGAATTAGCACTTTTGGTAAAAAAACTTAATGAATCTTACTATAATAAAGAACCAGCAATAGATGATGTTAAATATGATGTAATTAAAAATAAATTAATGGAAATAAATTCTGATAATAAAGTTTTAAGTGAAATTGGTGCTCCTGTTAATAAACAAAAAGCAAAATTACCTTATTTTATGGCATCTATGGATAAAATTAAACCAGATACAAAAGCCTTGGAAAAATGGATGGAAAAATACGAGGGAGATTATGTTATTTCTGCAAAATTAGATGGTGTAAGTGGATTATATACAACAATGGGTGATGAACCAAAATTATATACACGAGGAAACGGAGAAATTGGACAAGATGTATCATATTTAATACCTTATTTTAAACTTCCATCTGAAAAAGGAATCACGTTGCGTGGAGAATTTATAATTCAAAAAGAATTGTTTGAAAATAATTATGCAAAAGATTCATCAAATGCAAGAAATTTTGTTGCTGGAGTAATAAATGCAAAAAGAGTCAGTAAAAAGAAATATGAAGACTTAGATTTTGTTGCATATGAAGTAATAGAACCCAAATTAAAACCAAGTGAACAAATGAAAAAATTGTTGAATTTACACGTGGATACTGTATTAAATGAAGAAAGAGACAATTTAACAAATGATGATTTATCTGATATCTTATTAAAATGGAGAGATGTGTATAAATATGATATTGATGGAATTATTGTTATACATGATGAAATATATGAAAGAGAAAATAAAAATCCAGAACACGCTTTTGCATTTAAAATGGTAATTTCAGATCAAGTTGCAGAAGCAACAGTGCTAGATGTTTTATGGGAAGCCAGTAAAGATGGATATTTGAAACCACGTATTCGTATTGAACCAATAACATTAGGAGGAGTTAAAATTGAATATGCTACCGCGTTTAATGCTGCTTTTGTAGAAAAACATAAATTAGGCTTTGGTGCAATTGTAAAATTAGTGCGAAGTGGTGATGTTATACCGCATATATTGGATGTAGTAACACCGTCTTCCGAAGCTAAATTTCCAAATGAAAACTATAGTTGGAATGAGAATCATATTGATATTATATTGGATAATAAAGAAAATAATATAACAGTCCGTAAGAAAAATATTGAATATTTCTTTTCAACAGTACTAAAAGTTGATAATATGGGACCAGGAATTGTGAAAAAACTAGCAGAAAGTGAATATAATACAATAGCCAAAATTTTAGAAATGACTATTTCCGATTTTAAAACATTAGATGGAATACAGGAAAAGACTGCATCTAAAATTTACAATGGCATTGAAAGTAAGATTGAAAGCGCTTCATTGGTTACTATTATGGCGGCTTCCAATATTTTTGGACACAGTATTGGAGAAAAGAAAATAAAGTTAATATTACAAAATTATTCCAATGTTCTTTTAGATGAAATAGATAATGAATCAAAAATAGAAAAGATAAAAACAATTAAAGGAATGGGAGAAAAAACACCAAAATATTTTGTAGAAAATATACCAAAATTTTTAGAATTTCTAAAAGAAACAAAGCTTTCCTACAAATTGGAAGATAACAAAATAACAAAAACGGATAAACTAAGTAATATTACATTAAAGACTGACCACGAATTGTATGAAAAAAATATTGTTTTTACGGGATTTCGTGATAAGAAATTAATGGATAAACTAGAAAATGAATATCAAGTGAATCTAACAACAACTATTAATAAAAATACTTATTTAGTTATCGCAAAAGACCCAGAATCAACGGGTTCTAAAATATTAAAAGCTAAAACACTCAATATACCAGTATTCAACAAGGAAGAATTTGAAGCAAAATATCCAGACCTTTAATATTAATAAAAAAAATGTTTATTAATATTAAATTGTTAGAGAATTTATCAAATATAACAAACTTTTTAAAGATTTTTCTTTTTGATCAATACTACCAATGTCAAGGTTCATTTCTGTAATATCCATATTAATCATATTTGGATTTTTTATTAAATTTGATAATATTTTTTCCATAGGAGATAAATAAATTCCATTTTTTACTGGTGTTCCTGTTGAAAATATAACACTAGGATCCATTGAATCTACATCAAATGATAAATGAAAACTATCATTATTAATAAATTGATTTATTTTTAAAAGAGCGTGTTCTGTATTATTATTTATTTCATCAGAAAATATACATTTTATGTTTGTATTTTCAATTACTTTTTTTTCGAAATTATCAATATCTCGCAATCCAATATACATTATGTTATTAAAATTTAAATTATTTTTAATAAAACTAAAATAGGGATCGTAATCTAGTCCAGTCAAAAATCCTAGAGGCATACCATGATAATTATTACTTGTTGAACTATATGTAGTATTAATATCAGGATGTGCATCAATCCATATCATTTTTAAGTTATAATATTTATTTAATGAAAAAGCACCTGTTGCAATCGCCATTGAATGATCACCTCCTATATTAACACGTGTGCCTCTTATTCTTCTATTTACTTTATATAAATTAGCTAAATTTTTATACATATTGTTTTTACTAACTTGAATATTATAAATATTTTTACTGTTTAAATATGGTTTCAGTATTTCTCCTGTTCTCTTAACGCCAGATTTCATTTGTCCTAATGCACAAGGATAAAATATAAAATTCATAATATATAAATTTGTATATTTTATATATTTGTTGTTTTAAATTATTTTTCAATTCTATTTTTCAAAAAACCCAAAAAGGACATTTTTGATTATGTCCTTTTTCAAGATTTCAAAAAAACTTTTAACAAGAAAAAACAAGAAAAGTGATTTTGCTCGAAAATGCTGTAAACTATAAAATTATTTTTTTAGGTTCTTACCATAATTTTTTTAATGTTTTTTACAAAAAACAATTTAGGCATTTTTTTTATTAGGATATTATACTAATAAAAAAATGCCAAAAAATGCCAAAATATTTTTTTGCGATACATGTGACTTTAAATGCAGCAAACAGAGTAATTATAACAAACATTTATTAACACGTAAACATCAAATCCTAACAAATCCTAATAAAAAAATGCCTGACGATAATAAAGAGTATAAATGTATTTGTGGAAAAAAATATAAACATGAATCATCTTTATGTGCCCATAAAAAAATTTGTGATTTTCATGAAAAAAAAACTGAAAATAACAATGAGGGAGAATTAAAGGATGTTATAATGGTTATGATGAATGAAAATAAAGAGCTGCGAAATATGTTAGTTGAACAACAGGAACAAATAAAAAATCAACAAGAGCAATTAATTTCTCAACAAAGTGAATATAATAATCAAATTACGGAAATAATACCAAAGATAGGAAATAATACAAATAACACGTTTAATGTAAATATGTATTTAAACAATGAATGTAAGGATGCAATGAATATAACGGATTTTACAAAAACGATTGAAATATCAATGAATGATTTTATGAAAGTTGGTTCCGATGGTTATGTAAATGGTATAAGTCAAATTATAGTTAATGCTATAAAAGATATGGATGTAACTAAACGCCCATTACATTGCAGCGATGCAAAGCGTGAAGTATTATATGTAAAAGATAATAATGTATGGGAGAAAGATAGTAGTAAAGAAAAACTTGGAAAAGCAATATCTAATGTTGGAAGAAAAGCGTTACAACATTTTCCCGAATGGATGGAAAGTAATCCTCATTGTAATTCATCGGATACAATGGATAATAATGAATATCATTCATTAATACAAAATACTGTAGCTCAGAATACAGATGAAAACAAAAAGAAAATCGCCAAAAATATTATCAAGGAAGTAATAATAGATAAATAATTTGTATAAAAAGAAATACACAATAAATATATGATAAAACCAATATTTAAAATAGTAAATTATAAATTAGATATTGTGGGGTTTTATTTATATGTGGATATGTATTTACATACACCTCCAACATTATTTGATAAAATAAAAATGAATTGTAGATTGCCTGATGAAATTAATGATGAAATTATATCTTATTTACCCAATAATTTTGTCTTAGTATTAAGAGCGGATTTACCAAATACATTTCCAATAAATACATTATATGTTTCATTTGAAAAATTACATAATCTTTTTTTATTTCCAGGGCATGATTTTAAAGAAGAAATCGAATATATAAATCATCAAATAAAAAAATATAATACAAAATATAGTATTGTAGAAAATCATAGTAATATTGATTTTGAATATTTAAGAGCACATAGTGGAGATTACTTAATTAATGAAATTAATAGAATATTTGCTACCTTTAATCGAATACAATGTGTGTTCGTGTAGTTAAATTATTTTTATAATAATTTTGTTCGATTTTCCAATTATAAAATTTTAGTATATCATCAAATGTTACGCTGGATGCATTCTTGTATAAGTTTTTTAATGGATGTTCGTTATCCATATTTTTAAAATAGTAAGTATGAGTTCTAATATTAAGCATATTTGTTATAATTTCATAAAAGCAAATATAAATATTCAATTTTTTAATTATATAAGTAGTATATATAAATGGGAAATCCTTGGATGGATCATGTAAAAGCAGTGAAAAAAGCAAATCCTGGTAAGTCATTAAAAGAAGTTTTAAAGATGGCAGGTAAAACTTATAAAAAACAACCAAAAGCACCTGGAGCTAAAAAATCTAGAAAAACAAGAAAAATGACAAAAAAAGCACGCAAAGGTGCAAGAAAGTCTAGAAAATCTAAAAGAAGAATGAAAGGTGGTAAAGTCCCTCCGGCTGGTTCAAGTATTGATGGTGCAGAAAATTTGAAAAGCGTTTAAATAAATTAATTAAATTTTTGAAATAATCTTTAATTAATATATAAATGGGGTGCAAAATGGCAGATTGTATGAAAGGAGGTTGTCCTTCAGTTGAACACGAACCAACTAGTGGTGATAAATGGCGTTATACATTATATACAACGATTTTATTTTTAATTATTGTATGTCCTTTAACATACAAACTAGTAAATGCAATTTTAGGAGGAATTGTAAGAATCTGTGATAAAAAGGGATGTCCAACTGGAGCAGGAATTATTGTTCATGCTGTAGTTTTTACATTATTGTTACGTTGTTTAATGGACATGAAAATATAAATAAAATTTAATTGTTAGTATTTTATATATTTTAAATGTTATTTAAAAATATATAATTAATAAGAGTAATGCCATCAAAAAATAAATTATTGAAAGCTCAAGAAAAAGAAAAATTAAAAGAAGAAGAAGATAATAAAAAAATACTAGATGATTACTGGTCTCAAGGTACAAATAAAAAAGCAGACAAGAAAGCACAATTAGAAAATGAAAAACAAATGGAAAAAATGCAAAAAGCAAAAGAAAAACAAGAATTATTGAAAGCTGATGAAGAAAGTACTAGTAATATAAAAGTGACAGCTAAAAAAGGGAAGAAAAGTAAAACCGATGATTTTGCGATGTTAAATCAATCATTAGCAAGTGCTCCAAAAACTAAAAAACAAAAAGAGCAAGAAGAAAAAATAAAAGAACAATTGGAACGAAAAAAAATTGAAGAAAAAATAAAACATCAAAAAGAAGAAGAAGAATTAAAAAAAGAAGAAGAAAGAAAACTAGCAAGTCTTAAAAACATAAATATAGATCATCAGGATGAATTAATGAATAAAGTAGAAAATAAATTAAATTATGAAATAGAAATATCTGGAATTGATGATGCAATTAATGTATTAGATAATAAGAAATCTACATGTACGTTTAATGAATTTCATAAAAATAAATTAGAAAATTTAAAAAATTTATTTCCAGGACTTAGATTATCACAATACAATGAGAAAATACAACAATTATGGAAGAAAAGTCCAGAAAATCCAAAAAATCTATCAAATTAGTAATTATACTACTTTTTTTATAATTATAATACTTAAATTTAAATTATTATTATTAAAAAATTTAAATATAATAATTCATTTTATATATATGATATTACCTATTCTGGCATTTTTAACCTATTTTTTATTACTAAAATATTTGAAATTACCAATACATCTAAATATAGAAAGCAGAAATAAGACTGACTATTATATTGATTATTGTGATGAACCTATATGTTTTCGTGGATAATTTATACTCTTATCATTGTAATAAAACAACAAGTAAATAAAAGAGCTAGTGATGCAGTTTCAGATGAAAACATAATTATTTCAGAAGCTAACAATTTTTGAATACTGCAATCATCAAAGCTGTTATATACTATTATATAAGGTATTACGGTACCTAATAACAAAGATGCTACTAAAAATGGTATAACTATATTAGAAATTTTTGGATTTACAATGCCATTTTTAATTAAATATCCATATCCAAATATAATTACAGGTATAATATTAGCTAAATTATTTTCTCTTTTCATGTTACTTATTATTTTTTCTTTTTCTTTATCTTTATCAACCTCTTCATCATATTGCATTTCAATTATACCATGATATACTATACATATTATAGGAAATAAAATTAATAAAGTTATTCCAGTAAATTTTAAAGGTTTTATAAGCCTAGACTTAAAAACATATAATATAATAAACCACATAAAAATACAAATAAATGATGTATTAAATATAATACTATTTCTATCCATTATATATATAACTAGCAAAAATTATATATAACTAAAAACTAAGTTTTTTAATTGTTTTTCTAACTCGATAATTATTTTTTTTTTTAAAGGATGGAGATTTTTTACATGTAAATTGGTTAAATGCAAGTTTTTTACGTGTAATAACGGAATTACGACAAATACCTATACCACGTCTTTCTTTGCGTGTTTTTCTATATTTTTCTACTTTTTTGATACATCCACATAATTTTACAGCAAGAATTTTTTCAGCTTTACTTCTAATTTCTTTTGTTTTTTTTGGAACTGACTTATTGTAATATTTTAAAATTTTTTTATAGTCATTATTATGTAATAAATATTTTTTTACCATATATATATATATATATGAAATATATAATATTATTTATAATAATTTTGCTAATACTTTATTATTTATATATAAATTTATACAAAGTTAAAAATAAAAACTGTTTACATTTTTTTACATCAAAAAAAATGAAAAAAGAATATAATAAATATAATATAAATTATAGATATATTGATAATGATTTTGAAATATCTAAAAATAATAAATCATATAAATTATGTCAAATTAACCCAGACGAAAGTATAAAATTAACATTAAATAAATATAAAACAAATAATGTATTGAGCAAGAACAATATAAATGTATGTAATTATTGTTTATGGAATAATAAAAATAATAATGAAGAAAATTTAAGAAATATTAATAATAAATTAAAATTTCCTGTTGTAATAAAATATATATATGGACAAAAAGGTGAAGATGTATTTCCTAATATTTATACAAATGATGAAATTATTTGTAAAACCGAATTTTTAAAAAATAAAAATAAAAATTATATTATTATCGAACAACAAGAATTTGGTGATAAATATAGAATATTTATCTCATTTGATAAAATAATTTATATTCAAAAACATAATATTCCACAAATCATAGGTGACGGTAAATCAACAATATATGAATTAATAAAAAACTATCCATCTATAGATTTACAAAAACAATATAACTTCAAATTACATTCAATTAAAAATATAGATAAAAATTTAATTAAAAGTCAAGGATATAACTTACATGAAATATTAGATAAAAGTAAAAAATTGTATGCTACATCTGTTATAAATTATCATAATGGTTCAATAATTGAAGATATAGATATAAATACTGTTCATCAATCAAATATTATTATGTTTAAAAATATAAATAAAATTGTAGATTTAAATATTTCTGGAATAGATTTTATAACCAATGATATAACAATTCCTAATAACGGTAAAGTTATAGAAGTAAATGCAGGTCCTGGATATGACCTAATAAAACACAAAGAAATAATTAATAAAAAATTAATAGATAGTTTATTTAATAATTAATTTGTTAATATATTAATTATTAAGTTTGTTTTTTTATATCATAGTTTACTTCGTGTTTTACTTTAGTCACAAAATTACTAGTATAAAAAATAGCGAGTTGTCCTAAAACAGTAGTAAAAAATAAGAAGCAAGCAGCACTAAAAGCCAATTGTTTATCAAAATCACTGCATTTCTTTTTAGAAAATGGATTAAAATTAAAAATAAGTAATATACAAATATATATTTTTATAATTTCTAATAATACAGGATGATATGTAGGAGCTAAATAAGATATTCCCAAAAATGAAACAATATATAAAAAATAAGACAAGTAAATTAAATAAGTAAATGTATTTTGTTTTAAGTCTTTCATATTAATATAACTCAATATTATTTTCTAACGAAATATCTTGTTTTTTTTTATTATATACATCAAGTGTTCTTGCACTAGAATCATATGAATCTACGTATTTTGGCATCCAGTAATATTTTAATATATTTTCACGACCAGGATAATAAGTATGAAATAACATGTAATAATATTGTTGTTCTAACGTAATAGGTTGACCATTTGTCTCTACGTGTTCTGGTATACGAATTGTTTCTAAATCATCAATTAAATCCATGGATTCTTGAATAATTTGATACCACGAACGCGTTTGTTTACTTACTCCATCGCTAAATGCTTCCTTTTTACGCCATAAGATTTCATCGGGTAAAATATTTTTGACATCGCCATTTTGAAATGATAATGAGTAACTAAAAGATTTTCTAACTAAGTATTTTTCAATATTATTGTTTAAATTATGATTTCGTTCTTCAATTGGAAGTTGTAAATAAAAGCGTACCCACTCCTTATCTAATAATGGTGTTCTTGCTTCAAGTCCCCATGATGAAATAGATTTATCAGAACGCAATACATCATAATTATGTATATTTTCCAATAAACGTTTACATTCATTGTCAAATTCTTTACTGCTTGGACATGCATGAAAATACATATATCCTCCCATTAGTTCATCTGCACCATCACCATTAAAAATAACTTTGGCATTACTATGTTCTGAAATATACTTTGAAACTAAATAATTTCCCACACTTGCACGAATAGTAGTTGTATCAAATGATTCTACAGCTTTTATTACATTTTGAATAGCATTCAAAAATGTTAATTCATCTAATACAATTGAAGTATGGTTAGTACCAATATAATCTGCAGCTTTTTGCGCATAATATAAGTCTTCTGAACCCTCTAGTCCAATACTATAAGTTTCAACTTTTTTTCCTGGATATAAATAACTTATTTCACGTTGAACAAGAGCACAAATTAATGAACTATCTAGTCCCCCGGATAATAGACATGCTATGGGTCTATCAGTAGTCAATACTCTTTTTTTAACACTACTAATTAGTTTTTCTCTAATTGAAGAATACATTTCTTCTTTATTTGACCATATAGAAGAATAATTAATAGAATTTACATCATAATACAATTCATTTTTAAATACTGAAATCCATTTATCTTTTTCATATGTATAACAAGAATAAGTTCCAGGCTTAAAATGTTCAATTTTGCTATCTTTACTAAAACAGTCATTTAATACTTTTATTTCAGAGGCAAATGCAATCATATTTTTATCATATCCAAAATATACGGGTCTTACACCAAAAGGGTCTCTACCAACATAAATATTATTTAGTTTTTCATCAAATAATACAAATGCAAATACACCATCTAACTTTGTGATAGCATCGTGTATTCCAAATTTATTACATAAATGAATTATTATTTCACAGTCTGAATTTGTCTTAGGAGTAAATCCATGCAATTTATAAAGTTCTTTATAATTGTAAATTTCACCATTACAAATTAGAGTATATTGTTCTATTTGTATAGGTTGATTTGATATATCATCTAGTCCATTAATTGCTAGTCGATGGAATCCAAATAATAAGTTATCATTTATTAATTTTAAACACGAATTTTCTGGTCCACGCATATAGCCTTTTTCAAAAGATTTATTAAATTTTAAATAATCAATACTATCTTTAGCAATTTTAGTATTGCTTAGTATAGAAAATATACCACACATATACCTTAAAATATAAATTACTCTTTAGATATATTTTAAAAATTAAATATTTTATAACAATATATTATAAATGGAAAAAATGATGGATACATTATTCGGTGCATTTCCAAAAGAGTATTGTTTATATTTTTATTTTTTGGAAATATTTGCATTTATTGCATTAATATTAACTTTAATTACAGTAGTTACATCTTTCAAATCATTCAAAAATAAAGGAGTATTATTTGTTATTTTATTACAACCTTTGATATTATATTTTGAAAGTAGATTATTATATTCTATGTGTGTAGGTAGTTTAACACCATCTGGGCCATCTCCAAATATGATGGTTTAAATTAATATATATTAAATAAAATATTAATTTTATTATATATTATATAAGTAAGAATGTCAAAAATGTATGGAGTAGTAGATAAATTATATGTTCATAATGATAGTCGTGTTGAAGAACTAAATAACAGAATTTCTGATAGAAATATTTCAATTCGTCCTGTGAGCTCATTATTAAGTGTAAGAGCAACACCTACAAAATATGAGAAAATGCCAATAGTGAATATGCGTTCAAAAGCAAACGTACAATGTCCTCATGTATTACCATACGATATAAATAAACAATTTTTTCCTGGTAATACTAAGTCTCCTTATGAAGGATATAATGTTAATACAGAAACTATATTAAGAAATCAAACATTTGCATTACAAAAATGTGAACAAAGTGCTTATGTTCCATCATCAACCAGTGATTTGTATGCAAAAACTGTTCCACAAAAATTATATACAGGAACATATCGTTCTATGTTTCATAAACCTGATTTACAACCAAAAGACGTAAATCCTGAAAATTTAGGAGAGTTCTTTTTTAATAATCATACACGTGAACAAAGAATAGATTATGGTGATATGATGAAAATGAAAAACATGAATAAAGAAAATTAAAGTCCTTCATATTCTTTTTGCCATTTATTGTATAAAAATATAGGTCTATCTGCAATATAATTTGATATATATTTTTTACCATTTTTTTGTACATGATTATCTTGTGCTATTATTTGTTCAACATCTTGTGCAAATATTTTATTTCCTACTAATTTGATAAATGGTTTTGATAATAAATAAGAAAGTCTAGACGCCAATTTTTTAATACCTTTCTTTTTTGGTAATAATAAATTAGAAATAAATCGTGTTTTACCTTTATGTATAGGAATAATACACGCAAAAATAGTTACGCCATCTATTTCAAATAATAATGAATATGGAGCAATAAAAGTATAAGTTGCACGCTTAGTTGCTTGTATAGAAAATCCCTTTTTATCATAAAAAAATAACATAACTTCGTCTTCACCTACTACATGTAATTCATTATATCTACTAATTGGTGGTGGTGTACCGTCATGCACATGATTAAAATGTAATGAGTCCATTGTATTTTCCATATATAAATCATGTGAACCATCGACATCAGCTACCATCCACTCTGTAAACATATAACTTTGAAATATATTATCTATTATAAATTTATTTTCGCAAGTATCATTTGTGTTTAACCATAATAAATTTTGTTTTTCAAATATATCATAATCTTCAATTTTTAAATCCAATGTTTTATCTGTTGATGGAAAATAAGTACATTTTCCACAATTGTTATATTCCCACCCATGATATCCACATTTTATATTACCTTCTTTACTAATTATTCCTTTGGATAAAGAAGCTTGACGATGTAAACACATATCGTCTAACGCATTCCATTTTTTATCATGTTTATTCCACCATACAACCAATTCTTTATTCAAGATTTCTACTTTATGAGGTTTATTTTTATTTAGTACCTTGCTAATTGGTATATGTAACCCATAACTAAAGTTTAATAAGAGTAATAATATTATTAACATTAATAAATTTAACATATTAATTTTAAATAGTTTCATTAATTATATGGAAGTATTTTGTAAATTACCAAATGAAATGAAAAATTGTATTATTTCTTTTTTAGATAAAAAATGTTTTCGTTGTAATAAACCAATATTGTATTTGAAAAAAGATAAATATTATCATTTTTATCCACCATTTTTAAATGCAGATGAAAATTTTGAAGGATTTGTTGTATGTCCTCTTTGTTTATTTAGTCTACAAATGGTATCACGTTTTACAAACAAAGGTATGATTTCTTATAGTTAACATATTAATGAAACTATATAAACAATATATACGTATTTTAATTACATGAAACTAGAAGAGGTAACATACAAAGATACTATTGTATTTAAACCACAAATTACAGATGGAAAAGTAATTAAAGTATATGACGGAGATACAATCACTATTGCAACTACATTACCATATGAAGGTAGTCCCTTTTTTCGTTTTTCAGTTCGTTTGCGAGGAATTGATTGTCCTGAAATACGGTCTAAAAATGAAAATGAAAAGAAATGTGCAAAAATGGCCAAAGAGCTGTTATTAGATCATATATATCATAAAATAGTGACATTAGAAAATGTAGATTATGATAAATATGGTAGAGTATTAGCAGATGTATTTTTAGATGGAAAAAATATAACACATGAATTGATTAATAAAAGACTTGCAGTTAGTTATGATGGAGGTACAAAGCATAGTCCCGATGATTGGTTAAAGTATTATCAAGGTTGACTATTATGTTGTTTTAGATGCTGGGTCTAATGATAATGGACTACCTGTTAATTTTTTAGCTAAATTTTGAATATTATCTAAATTCATATTTTTCAATAAATCTTTATATTGACTAATCATTGGAGCCATACCTTGCATATTTTGAACTAATTTATTTTGTTTTTCAATTAATTTTGTTGTATCATTAGTTAATTTTTTCATATTGTCTCCTCCTAAAATGTTATCTAAATTATCATACGCGCGTTCAATTGTTGTACCATAATCAATACGGCTTTTCACCTCTTCTGCATCGTCTTTAACTGGAGCAGCTGTTTTTGCTATTACATTTTTTCCTTGATTTTGAAATCCAGATTTTTTCTTTTTTGTATCTTTCTTTTTTGTTTGACTAGTTGCAAACGCTTCAGCATCTTTTGTTGCTACATTTTTTGTTTGTTTTTCATCTTTTGCTTCAAATCCTTCTTTTGTATATTTTCTTTTTTGGACAATAACAACATATAAGTTTGTTGCTAAAAGACAAGCTAATAAAACAACAATCATATTTTTAGAGAATTGAAAGGAAATTATTCCGACTGCAAGAAACATAACTACTGCATTAAAATTATCTAATAACATATAACCTAATAAATTCATTAATGCTAAAAAAGAAATAATATATAAAACTGTTTTATTTTTTAAGAATCCTTTTCCACTTTTGGATGAAAATGATTTTTTTAAAGAATTTGAAAATGATTTTGTTCTTGCCATATAACGTATAATGATATTTTAATTTATAAATAAATAATATCTATATATTTATAAATTTTTAATTAGCTCTTCTTTTTGTACGTCTTCTTCTAAGTTTTTTTCTTCTTGATTTTATTTTTTTTATCATATTTGGTGATGAATGAGTATTTTTCTTTGTAAATTTAAAATAATTTTTTTTCGTGGATTGTTTCATATTTTTTGTTGGAAATCTTTTATGAACAGTAGATAAATAACCACCTTTCATTTTGCTAGTATATTCACTTAAATTTAACAAGTTTTTTTTCAATTCGTCTCTTATATTTAATAATGCTTGAGCAAATGAGGGAAAACCTTTTTTTAAATTTTTAGTTAGTAATTTACTACTTGTAAATGTTTCAATAGTATCAGTTATTGTCTTATTTACTACACCTTTTAATCTGTCATCAATAGAATTATTTTTATTATATGCATCAACACCTACAAATAAGTTTAAAAAATTATTATCAATATCTCCATCATAATAAGATTTTAAATATTTTTTTATATTGTCCATATTGGAGTTTATGTAATCACGATATTTTTGATTAGTACCAGTTATCGTAACTGCAGTAAATTTTACTTCATTCTTGTTTCCATTAATAGTATTTTGTAAATCTACTATACTTTTACTAATTGCATCTTTACCTTCCTTTGCAAATGAATCATTTTTTGAAAATCCGTCTACTAAGGAATCAATTTGTTTTAATTTTTCATCCGATTTTTTATTTGAACCTAGAATATCATTTATTTTTTTTATTAACTCATTAACTTCACCAGATTTACCTTTAAAAAAATCATTTGTAGTGGTTTCAATATTTTTTATTTTATCAATAATATCAGTGCTTGAAAGTCCTAAGTTACTAGTTACATTACTTAAATCCATATTTTAATATATATTAACGATATTTTAATTTATTACTACGCTTGCCATATTTTTTTTTGTTCTTTTTTGTTTTCCTAAACTTTCTTTTTCTTATTTTTTTACCACCTGCTAATGTTGAATTAGTTGAATTATTTAATTCATCGATGCTTGTTGTTAATTGACTAAGAGAATTATCGAGTCCACTTTTCCCAGTTGATAAAGTAGAATTAAATTCTTCTAATTTTTTATTAATTTCACTAATAATTTCTTCCACTCCGTCGTTATCTATTTTTTCTTCTAATTCTTTTCTTAATTCTTCAATTGTTTTTTTTAAATCTTCAGACTCACTTTTTAAACTTTGAATAAATCGAATAGCATCTTGTATAGGATTAATAAATCCACTAACTTTTAATTTTGCATCATTCAAGAAATTATTATTATCATTATTCATTTGACTCACTCTTGTATTAATAGCACTTAAATTTTGTTTTAATGTATCTATATTTAAATTATTATTGTCACTCATAATATATGTATTTATTTTATACTTCCATCAATAGATGTAATTTTTTTTATTTTACTATTAATAGTATCCATTTCTCTCAATATTTCTTTTTGCTCTCTACGTGTATTTTCTAAATTTGTTTTACTTAATGTTCCACTTTCCAACATTGTATCTAAATATTTCAAAATTGAATTATAACTTTCTAGTTGTTTTTTATTGGTATGCACTTCTCCTTCATAATGATTTTTATAAATATTATAAATAGGTTTATAAATTTTATAATGTGTTCCGTCTTTACAAGTATTGTCACTACTTTTTTTCATATCACTAAAATGTTCTAATTTTTTTTCTTCATTTTCCTCAATCTCTCTTTTTAAACGCATATTACTTAAATCTCTCTTATATAAATCAAAATTATTAAAATGTTTGTTATATTTTGGCTGTGTTTTCATGTTAAACTTACTCATATATATAGGAAAGAAATGTAAAAATACAAATAAGCGAAAAATATATAAAATCTAAATTATATATTATTTAGGATGTCTAAAACTGTGCAAGAACCCTTACTACAAGAAGACGAAAACCGTTATGTTATGTTTCCAATCCAAGACCATACTGTGTGGGAAATGTATAAAAAACAAGTAGATTGCTTTTGGCGAGCTGAAGAAGTAGATTTATCGAAAGATTATTTACACTGGGACATGCTATCAGCAGACGAGAAACACTTTATATCTATGATTTTAGCATTTTTTGCAGCAAGCGATGGAATTGTATTAGAAAATCTAGGTTCCCGTTTCATGTCTGAAGTGCAATTATCGGAAGCAAGAGCATTTTATGGTTTCCAGATAGCAATGGAAAATATCCATTCACAAATGTATAGTTTGTTAATTGAAACATACATACAAGATAAAGAGGAAAAAAATAACCTATTTAATGCTCTCAATAATTATCCATGTATAAGAAAGAAAGCAGACTGGGCTATAAAATGGATAAATGATAATAGAAGTGGCTTCGCAACAAGACTTGTAGCATTTGCGTGCGTTGAAGGCATATTTTTTTCAGGTGCATTTTGCAGTATATTTTGGTTGAAAAAACGAGGATTATTACCCGGTCTTACATTTTCAAACGAATTAATTTCACGTGATGAAGCATTGCATACTGAATTTGCTATTTTATTGTATAAAAAATTGTTGAGAAAAGTACCAAAAAACAAGGTATATGATATAATAAAAGAAGCAGTGGATATTGAGAAAGAATTTATTACTGAAGCATTACCATGTAGACTTATTGGAATGAATGCAGTACTCATGTCACAATATATAGAATTTATAGCAGATAGGTTAGTTGTACAATTGGGATATGATAAAATATATAATACTAGCAATCCATTTAGTTTTATGGAATTAATATCGGTTGAATCAAAAACTAACTTTTTTGAAAAACGTGTTTCTGAATATGCTTTAGCAGATAAAACGAAAGAAGAAGAAACAATATTTGATATGAACTGTGAATTTTAATTATATTTAAAAAAAACTTGAATTAAATATAATTTTTCTTAAAGACCTGCAGCCATTGTAGCAGGTTTATGGAATAATTGGTAAAATTTGAATGATACACATTTAGGAGGTTGAATTGTTTGAGGTCTACCTTGTTTGTATGAACGATTTCCCATATTTAATCTATTATACCAACGATTAGGTGTGTCACTTTTTTCTGGACCACCACAACGTTTAGAAACGTTATTAACTAATTTATAGCTTCTGATGCCTTTTACTGTTCTTACTGCCATTATATAAATAATAGATAGAAAAAATTTTTAATTAATAATATCTTAATTGATTTCCTAAATTAAACATGTCCATATTTTTTAAGAATCACATTTGGAACAATTTTATCGCGTATATTATACATTTTTTTATAACATTTATTAATTGTTACTTCACTAATTTCAGTAATATCATGTATATTTTTTTTTGTGATGTTTGTATTCGTAATATTTGAAACAAAATATACTATACCTGCTGCAATAGAATGTGGAGTATTTTCAGGAATATAATTATTTTGCTCTATTTTCAATGCAATAAATTCACATAATTTAATTAATTCTTTTGTCATATTAAGTTTACTACAAAATCTATTTATAAATGTACGTGGATTTGTTTCGGAAAATGAAGTTTTTTCATTTCCTTCTAAATCTTTCTCCAAAGTATTAATTATCGAAGTAGCATTTTTACAACCCTTTGTTGCACTAGTGTTATCGAGATGAAACATTTGTGCAATTTCTTTAGCTGTTCTTGGATTGTTATTTATGCGACATGAAATATAAATAGATGCTGCAATAATTCCATCTCTATTTAATCCCCTAAATGTTCGTTGGTCAGATATTTTTTTATGATAAATCATAGCATCATCAATTATATATTTTGATATTCCACTTTTTTGTGCCATATTTGTAATTCTTTGAAATTCATCGTAATGTGATTTTTCCTTATATGGCATAGATTGCCACTCAGTATATCTTTTAATTTTTCTCATTTCATATGATGAACCACCGCTACATAATACTTTACAACCATAAGATGATTCTTTTAATAAGGGATTTATAGGCATACCGCATCTAGTAGGATCAGCTGATTGACTATCATCCGCTCCATAAAATCGCCATTCAGCAGAAGAATCTAACATGTCGGTGTAAATAATACTACATTTAGGATTAGTACATGATAGAAACCCTTCATCAGTAAATATTAGTGAATTTTTACAGAGGTCGCAATACTCTCTTTCTCCTGATGTTCTATATACACACTCTATTGAGGAAGTTTTTTTAGGTTTAATTTCACTTTCAAAAATATTCCATAAATGACTATTGTCATTCGTCTTTTTATTTTTTTTTGTCTTCGAAGCGTCTGATTGTTTTTTAATGGTTCCTACTTCCATATTCTTAATTGTAGAGAAATTTTATTAGTTATTCAATTTTATTTAATATTCTTTTTTAAATATATATATAATGGGAAATAGTTCATCAAAATCAACCAGCAATTATTCTGATGTTATTAAACTAGTTGAAGATGTAGCAATAAATTATACGACTACATTAAATTTAAAAAATATATCTCTCTTAACTAAATCACCTGAAGAATATAAAAATTCATGCGATGATTTAATATTTGTATCATCACAGTTATTACAAGAAAATTTAAAACCAGTTCATATAGAATTACTACAAGAGAGAATAAAAGGAAATATTAATCCAAGAAACCATAAATTAGTATCTTTATCCAAAGATGGTATTGATAATTCAAAAATATTAACACCCGAAGCTAGAGAGATTGCCTGTAATTCAATTGTTACTTTTTACACTAAAATAGCTCATTTATATGCAGCAATTGTTAGAGTATTAAATCCATCTATTACGTATTATGATGGAAATGTAAAAAAAACAGAGGATTTATTAGATTCAATTAAAAAAGAATTACCAAGAGAAATTGAAATAATAGATGAAAAAATTAGTTTATGTAGTAAAAGAATTTCATTTTTAGGTAGTACAATTGGAGAGAATAATTATTCTAAATTAGATAATATATTTTCAACCGGAAAACAATTTTCATTAAATAATAAGATTTGTGCAATTAATTTAAAAAGTAATAATGAAAAAAAAGATACATTGGGAGATGAATTCGGTATTTATGAATTAGAACAATTATATTATGAAAAAGACAAATATGGACGACTTGTAAAACCATCACAAGATAGTCCTAAATATGTAAATTATAAAAATACTTTATTTGATTTATACAAAGTATTTACATTATCAAGTAAAAGTAAAAGGGACGACTTTGATAAAAAAACAGATGAAGAAAAAATACAAGAAGTAGGTAATATAAGATTTGCAGATATTGAATTACGGGATTATGATGATTTATGTAATGAAGATTTTAGTAATTCAATAAGTGAAATAGAATCATCTAATAGTGAAAATATTATAGATGAAAATAAAACATACACTGCTTCTTATAATTCATATGATTACAAAAGTGAACCTGATAGAGAATTTGCTAAAAAATATATTGAAAATTTAAAGGAATTACATGACGAAAATAAGAAACAAACTCAAAAAATATTAGAAATACTAAATGAAATTTTTCAAAAAGATGCATCTAATAAAATTATAATTAATCCAGATTTAGTAGAAGATACTTTAGATAAAACAATAGAAAAATCTAGAGAGATGATTAAAGAATTATATATTAAATGTGAGTTAAAATATTTAGAAGGAATTGAGCAATATAAAAATATTAAAAAACATATTCAATTAATGAGTGGAAATAATAGAACTTTAGCAACAGATTTTAATGAATTGCCAGAAGAATCTTTTCAAAGCGAAAAGTTAGTTGCAAATAATTCAGTCAAAAATTCTACAAATGAAATGGCAAATTAAGCAATATTTATTTTTTATCCTCAATATAAAAAATATTATTTTCTTACATTTATATATAAATGGCATCTGGAGGATTTGCAGGTCACGCTAGCACAAAACCAATGGCAGGAGGACGTAAAAGACGTTCTACTCGTCGTGGTCCACGTAAAGGAAGAAAAACAATGCGCAAAACAAGACGCGTAAGACGTAAAACCACTAAAAGAAGAAGAAAACACTAAATTAATTAAATAATCTTTATAAATTTTATTTATAAATATTATATATATAATGTCAACCTGTCCTTATAAACAAACTGGCGGACGTCGTAAAACACGTTCTAAGCGTACAATGCGCAAAGGAAAAAAATCTATGCGCAAAACTAAGCGTGTAAAACATAGACGAACTAAAAGAAAGCAAAAAGGAGGTCAAAAATTAACTATAGATACGAAGCAAGTAGAAGCATTAATGCAAAAAATGTTAAATTAATTTTATTATAAATAATTAAATGTAATAATATAATTATTTATAAATGATTGTTCTTTAGTAAATCTAAAAATTCGTTTTTATAAATAGTTCCAGTAGGCTCGTATGAAGATGTTGATTTAAAAGGATTATTATTTATTTTTTTCTTATTATCTGTTAATGATTTTTTATTTTCTTCTTCTTTTTTCTTAATAACATTACCATATCCATCTATAGCAACTCCTGTTTTATTTTTAATTTCATTACGTACATAATCAGGAACCCAGTGATTCCATGAAATGAATAATACATTTGGATGAATATAAGTTACAATAAATCCATTTTCTTTTAAATTTGTCATTATATACGCTATACATGATGCTTGTTCATATTTTGGAGCACCAAATATCATTTCTGGCACAACAAACCATACATATTCAATATTTCTATTTTGTCTTGCTGTTAGTTTAATACGATTATGAACTCTAGCTAATACCTTCTTATAAGTATTTAATTTCATTAAATCTGATTCTTTTTTTAAATCATATAGTTCATCCATGTTAATTTGTTCGTTATACTCCTCTGGAGTATCAGATTTGTTGATGTTAAAAATTGTGCTCATATTATAAATTTATAAGATAATTTTTAAAGAATTTAAAAATAAATAAAATATAATAATTAATGACTTATTCATTTCCAAATATTGAACACATTGTGTTATCTGGTGCTGCTCATGGATTTTTTACTTATCTCGGAGTATTTGATGTATTATTTAACCATAAATATATAGAATTAAAAAAAATTAAATCCATTCATGGAACATCTGCCGGATCCATCTTAGCAGTAATATTATTATTAGATATAGAATTAAATATAGTAATTGATTATTTTTTAGAAAGACCATGGCAAGAAGTATTTGTATTTGAAGATAATTTATTAAATATTATTAATGAAAATGGTTTATGGAATATTGAATCAATTAAAAAACTTTTTTCCCCTTTATTCTCTTTGAAAGAGATTACTATGGACATTAGTCTTGAAAATTTTTATAAACTAACAAATACAGAAATATTTATTTATGCAACTGACCTGAAAACATTTGATAAAGTAGTTTTTTCTCATAATAGACATCCAAATATGAAATTAATGGATGCTATATATATGTCATGTAGTTTACCATTTTTATTTATACCTATGTGTTATAATAATAAATATTATATAGATGGTGGATTTTCGGCAAACTATCCTATTGATAGTTTGTTAGAAAATATAGAAAATCCTGATAGTATATTTGGAGTAAAATGTATGGGGGACTGTCTAAAAAATAAAGAACCTGAAAATAATACAAATGAAGAAACAATAAAAAATATTAATTTTTTTGAATTAATACAATGTTTAATTTTTAATCCTATTTTTAAAATTACAACAACCAATTTATTTGAACATAAAATTAAAAATGAGATATATATTTATTCTTGTGGTGGTTTAAATATTGACGTTATTAAAAGTATATCTAATTCGTATGAAGAACGTCTTAAATTAATTGATGGAGGTAGAGAAGAAGCAAATGAATTTTTAAATGAAAAATATATAATTTCGTCGAAAAAAATATAAATTTATCTCATGTTATTTTATATGATTAAATTTTCATCGTATTTTTCAGGAAGAAATTTTATGTTATTAGCCGTGACTATTTTTTTAATATATTTAATTTCAGTTATTTTCAGAAAATATTTATTTCCTAAAATAAATAACACTGGGTTTTCTGCAAATAAAGAATTTTTAAATAAAAATGATGGAAGCGGAAGTTCTAAAACAAGTGCGGAAGGTGAATATACTAGTAATGCAGAAATATTATTTTTCTACGCAGATTGGTGTCCACATTGTAAAACAGCTAAGCCACATTGGGAAAAGTTTAAAGAAGAATATAATGGAAAGGTAGTAAATAAATATAAATTAAATTTAATTGATGTAAATTGTACTAGCGAATTAGGAGAATCAGGAGAACTAATAAAAACATATAATGTGGAAGGATTTCCAACAATTAAAATGAATGCTAATGGAAAAATAATTGAATTTGATGCCAAAGTCACTCGAGAAAATTTGAATTTATTCGTTAAAAAGATGTTGTAAATTATATAAAGACTTAGCTATGTATTTATATAATGTTATTTAGAGATAATAATGGAAAAATAGTTGAAATATCGCGATTAAATTATAACAATGATGAGATTTATTATGAAAAATTACGAAAATTAGTTAAAACTCACACCGCAAAAGAGGACAATAAAAAAACATTCGATATAAAAAATACAAAACAATATGAATCATTATTAAACAAAATAATGTAAACGAATATCATATAGAAGATAATATGTATTTAAAAATGTCCAAAGCAAAATAAATAAAGTATTTATTGTATAAACTTTAAAATGTACATAATTTTGATATTGATTATTATTTTTGAAAGAAATATAATTAATATAAGCAACATTTGCTAGCATGTAGTTTAAAAATAATCTAGATAAAATAATAATCATATATTATAGAAATATTTTAATATTACTATAATATATCTAAAAGATGAAAAATAATAGTCGTAAAAATAGGACACGTAAGAAGTCAAAAAAATACATATTTACAATAGAAAATTATCAGAGTGGAGATGGTATGTTAACAAGTGTATGGGGGCCAAGTTTATGGCATTATTTACACACTATGAGTTTTAATTACCCAATAGAACCTAATAAACAAGAGAAAAAACATTACAGAGATTTTATTATAAAACTGCAATATGTATTACCCTGTAAATATTGTAGACAAAATTTATCACGTAATTTTAAAGCAATGCCATTGAAAATGTGTGATATGGAATCGCGCAGTACATTTTCTAGATATATTTATAATTTACATGAATATATAAATGAAATGCTTGGTAAAAAATCTGGTCTTAGTTATGAAGAAGTTCAAGAAAGATATGAACATTTTAGGGCTCGATGCGGAAAGAAAAATAAAACAATAAAGAAAAAAAGGAAGCATAAAGGCTGTACAGAACCATTACATAAAGTAAAAAGCAAGGGAGTAGTTAAAATTATTCCAGCAAATAAAAAATGTGAATCATTGCAAATAAGTAAAAAATGTACACAAATAAAAGATTTATAAATTTTTACATTTATCTTCAAACTGAATAGCCATTAATTCCATAGGATGTTCGTTTTTAAAATCATTATTTGGAATAAGCACATCATTCATTGTTTTTGCAAACGGAATATAGCTAGCTTTAAATATTTTATTTTTCATATATACATAATTATCTGTATCTGGATTAGCACGGATATTATCAAAATGTGTATTTTTTTTGTAAATCTTATAATTATTATTTTTTATAAAATTTTGAACATCTTCTTTGTATATTTTTTGATAAATATGAACTTTTTCATGTATTAATGTATTGGCTAAGTCATCATATGTACTATTATTTATTTGCTCTTTAGAAAATATAATTACATGTTTTCGTGTATGTGGAATATCGTTTTCATATATTTTATCACATGTTACACCTATTACCCATTTTATATTGATTAATTGTTGAATATTTATTTCGTTATATTTATTATATTTTTGTTTCATCTTTTTTAATTTATCATTGGCTAGATAAATAGAATTAATTAATTTTTGTTGTGTAACTTCGTCTATATTACAATTCATATTTTTAATTTTCTCTTTATATTCTTTAATATTTCTCACATTTCTTACTTCAAAATCTTTTATTTCAAATGTAGAATAGTAATTATCATCATCATCAATTAGTAAATTCTTTAATTGTGTATTTGATAAAATAATAATATGTAAATAACTATAATATAACCATAAAGCTACTATTATTATAAACGTTAAAATAAAATATATTTCCATTATTATATATTTTTAAAAAATAATTAAACATATATAAAATAATTAAATAAATGATAGAAGAAAAATTACTTTCAAAAAAACCTATAAAAATAATTATGAGTCGTACTGACGATATAAAAGTAAGAGGGAGAAATCATGAAGTTCACGATTATAACGGTAAAATTGTAAAATTAGAAAATGCATCAATATGGACTAATTTTGATGGAGATTACGTAGAACCACGTAGTTATATAAAAAATAACAATTGTATTATTAGTTGATTATACAATTTATGTTCCAAATGTACTAAAATCACTTAATATTGGCTTAGGTAAGTATCTATCATCTGATTCTCTATATGTTGGTACTTTCTTACAATCGAATGCTGGTTCTGGACAACGTGCACATGGAGGACATGGTGGACATTTTACGTTTACTTCACGTTTATAAGTATTTCCTTGATAGCAAGACTCATTAGTACATGAACCATTTGAACCATCACCATTACCATTTGAACCATTACCATTTGAACCATTACCATTTGAACCATTACCATTTGAACCGTCGCCACTTGAACCATCACCATTTGAACCGTCACCATTTGAACCGTCGCCATTTGAACCGTCACCATTAGAATCATCATCTGAGTCATAACCATTAGAATCACTTGCCGCAATTAAGCTTGGACAAACTGGGCATACAGGAGGAACAATTTGACTCTTTAAAATATAATTATTTGGGTCTACAATAGGTGCTTGTGCAACATTTACACTATTTCCATATGGACCATAATATGTATTTACATCTGCATCATCAATTACGTCTTCATTTATATATATTTCATCATCATTAATTACAGCAATAGCTTCATTATCATCGTTTATCACTAAAGTATTGTCATTTGGTCCAGTTATAGTTTCTGAAACATATCCTTCTTTGTAACCTATTGATTGACATACGATAAATAAAACAAAAAATAATGCAAATATGACTATATATTTATTCATTTTTATCATTTTTCCCATTATAGTATATAATATTATAAGAAAAAACTTATAATATTAAATATAAAATTGATATGTATATATTTTTATATTTTTAGTAAATATGGAATTTACTAAGAATGTAGTAAAGCGAGATAAAAACGTAAAAAATAATGAACCACTAAATACAAAATTCGGAGAAGCTAAATATGAAATTGGAATAGATGAAGCAGGAAGAGGACCAATGTTTGGACGTGTTTATACATCCGCTGTTATTTTACCTAAAGATGATTCATTTGACCATTCTAAAATGAAAGATAGTAAAAGATTTCATTCAAAGAAAAAAATCAAGGAAGTTGCTGAATATATAAAAAACAATGCATTATATTGGTCTGTTCAATATATGGAACATAATGAAATTGATGCATTAAATATACGTGAAGCAACATTGGATTGTATGCACAAGTGTATAAGAGATATTCTTAATCAAATAAATAATATGAAAAATGATTTTGATGATTATTATTTACTTATTGATGGTAATGATTTTAAACCATATGGTAAATTGTTGAAAAATAAAATTTGCTACATTAATCATACATGTATAGAAGGTGGTGACAATTTATATACATCTATTGCAGCAGCATCAATATTATCCAAAGTTTGTAGAGATGAATATATTGAAGATATGTGTAATAAATATCCTCTTTTAGACGAATATTATTCATTAAATTCAAATAAAGGGTATGGAACTTCAAAGCACATTGCAGGAATTAATGAATATGGAATTTCACCATGGCATCGAACTACTTATGGTGTATGTAAAATACTAAATGTTAACTCAAAATTTAATGTAGATGTATAATATATATTTTATCAAATAGCATCAGTTGCTATGAATTATTATAATTTCAAATTTTAATCTTTTCTAATTTTTTTTACTGATTTTAGTCTTTCGTATCTTTTTTCACAATCTACAATTTTTCTTAAAACATCATATGTTCGTGTATCATTATAACCTCTAATTTCAGATTGCATATCATATACTTGACCATATAAATCAATTGCTTTTTGCATATATTTAATTCCACCAGCTTTGTAGTAACAATTAGCAGCTCTACTTAAGAATTTTATTTTGGTCTCTTTTGTAGTTTTACTATTAATTTGTTCTAAATAAGTATCGACATTGTAAACATGAATATGTCTGTTATTATGCTTAGTCATTATAAATTAAATATTAGTATTTTTTTAAATAGTAATATTTAATATAAAATTGATAATTTTTAAAATAATTAAATGATTTACAATAAATGTTAATTCTAGTTTTTGATACAGAAACAACAGGTATTATACCTAAAGATATATATAATATTGAACAATGTCCATATATTATTCAATTCAGTTATATTATTTATGATATGAAGAATTATAAAATCGTAAATGAATACAATAAAATTATTCATTTACATGAAAAAATAAATATTAGCGAAGAAAGTACTTCTATTCATGGAATAACTAGTGAAATGACTAAGAAAAGTAGAACATCTATCAAAAAATGTTTACAAGATTTTAAAAAGAATATTGACATATGTGATTATATAATTGGTCATAATATTGATTTTGATATTAAAATGGTTGAAATTGAATGTCAGCGTAATAATTTAAAAATAAATATGTTTAAAAATCCAAATAAAATATTTTGCACCATGCAAAATAGTATAAATATATGTAAAATCGAAGCACAAAATATTATGGGTAAATATTATAAATGGCCTAAGCTAAGTGAATTACATTTTCATTTATTTCAAATTGTCCCTCATAATCTACATAATGCATACAATGATATTCTTATTTGTTTACGATGTGCGGTATTTCTTATAAAAAAAGTAGATATTGTTAAGAAAGATAGTGTATTCAAAAGAAAAATTAAATTATTAATAAATTAGAGATTCCTAGGCATAAAAGATAGTCCACATCCACAACTACTAGCCAATTTTTTATCTATATTGTACGTAAATTTACATAGGGACAAGTAAGATTTTTTTATGAACATGTAATAATAATTAATTTAATGTCTTCTTCTTTTTGTCATTTTTCTTCTAGATTTTCTAGATTTTTTGGATTTTCTTGTTCTTCTTCTTTTACCACCACTTGAAAAGCCACGAAATAATTTAGTAAGATTACCACTTATTGGTCCTTTATTTTCTTTTCTCCATTGTTCTAATTCTTCAGGTGTATGTTTATTGCTGTATTCCTGTTTAGCAGCTTCATATGCATCTTGTGTAGGATAGTATTTTACTGTAGAA